TTACCTGTAACACGATCTTTGGTGAGGTTCAGGCTGTGTGTGTTGTACGGGATGGCTGTAAAGTTACCCGCTGGTGTTGTACCGAAAGTAGACTCTACGATATATGAGAGACCACTGCGACTTCCTTGACTGAAGCTCATAATTCTTTCTCCTGTGTGAGGGTATTTGATTTAGACAGATTTAGGTCTGCCCTTAAGACTTGTAAATTCCACGGCACATGAAGTCCGCAGACGTTTTTTCCTTGAAGTGGAACAATATGATCTACGTGATACTTGTCACCAGAAATTTCTTCCATTAGGGTTGCAAGTTTGTAGGTTCGCTTAATATGAGCTAGATGCGTACCCTCCAACCAGTCTGGTGTAGCTTGTAGTTTTCTGGCCCTACGTCGAGCTTCTTTAGCTCTGTTTTTGTCTGGATTAGCCTCTCGCCACGCTCTATTTTGTGCAAGAAGCTCTTCCTTTTTCTCAGCATACCTTCGAGCGGCATACTCCTTTCGGTCACTGCACCAAACATATTCCCTTGTTTTAGCATACTCTTTATTATAAGCAGCAGCTTTAGGGCACCCAGCACGAGATGGCCTAGACTTATTGAAGCAGACTTTGCAAGTTGGTTTTATCCCATCCCTACAGTCTTTCTTCTTCGGGTAGTCACTAAACGGTTTAATTTCACCACAAGATTTACATTCACGCATATATATAAAACCCAATACGGACTGGGATGTGATAGTGAGAACCTTCTTGTGTACCAAGGTCTCGTTCAGCATAGCGGATGTGTAGGGTTGTCCCACTATGGGTAATGTCTGTAGTTGCCTCAAAGGCATCAATGATAAGGTCTGCTAGGTCATCACCCTCTGCTGGCCCTTTACCTTCAGGAGTACAACAGTTGACTAGGAAGTAACCTTGGTAGTACATCTGAGGGGTTAAGCCTCTGTGGGCAGGTTCTCTTCGGGTAGGGACCATCCTTACAGAAACATAACTTTGGTCAGTAGTAGGGCTAAAGGATACATTCTCCCAAGCGATAGTAGGGATACCTGTAACAGCAGCAAGGTTAACCTCAAAGGTGGCTCTAATCTCTTCATAAACACTAGCCATTATCTGAACCTATCCTTAACTCTACCTACAGTTTGGTACTTCATCTCAACTTCTTTGGCGTGAGGTGCCCTGTTAGTTAAAACTGCACCACCCCTGTCAATAATCTGTTCTCTGTAAGTAACTGCATCACCTTCAATTAACCTCTTGGCATCTTCTTTAGCTGCTACAGGGTCTTTAGATGGTTTATTCCTAGAAGTCCTAGACCTGCCACCACCAGAACCGATAGGACGTAAGGACCAAGACTCCACAAAGGCACCAGTATCAACAGGGCTAATTTCTACAGCGTACCTACCAAGATTAACCAATTTCTCTTCTATCTTATTACCATAGAGTTCTTGCAGCTTATCCATCTTCTGTTGGAAGCGGGGGCTTATAGTAACCTGAGTAACCATATTATTCCCTTACTTGACAGATATAACAGACCAAGGTAGAAGCATTGTAAATCTTCTGTACAGACTTGATAACTACGGTATCACCTACAGTGAGAATTTGGTCATCATTATCAGGTTCAGTAATCAAGTTACCTAAAGTATCTCTTGCAGGGATAGCCACCTTACGGTCACCCATCAGGACACTATCATTATTAACCTCTGTAAGGTTGTAGTCAGCAAAGTAAGCCTTGATACTTACATCTGTGTTAGTCACACTACCAAGAGAACCTGTAGTCGGGTCATAGGTTCCTGAGGATTTATACCTGAGAGTGGCTGACTGACCCCTACGACTAATAAGAGTTTGTAGGTTACCTGAGAGCATTAGACTTCTCCTGAGTAGTCATTATCCTCATAGCGGAACTGGTCACGCTGGATACGAGAGCCTGTACGGTCAGTGTTGGTCTTGACAGCCTTCATACGTGCCCGTGAGAGGCCACCTGCTGCGAACCCTAGTCCACCACTAGTAGTCTTACCTTGGTACTCTAGGGTGTCACTGAGGCCCTTGTAGTGCTTCTGTAGTTGTGAGTAGCTCTCTGCAAGTTGACCATCAAGGTCAGTGTCTACAAGACGTGCGTACTTAGCTGCAATCCCTCTAGCTACCCAAGAAGCGGACAGGTAGATGTTATTACCATTTTGGTCTAGCGCAAAGGCAATCTCTTCATCCTGCACCTGTTGGTCATTAGTATCTGTGTCACCTACAAGAAAGCGTACAGAGTCCAGTCTTTCAGCAGCACTTGAAGTACCAAGGTTTGTTGGGTCATATGTCCAAGTCATTTAAGTGCTCCTATGGAGGTGTTCCGTGAATACGGACTTTAATGTAGTCAACTTCTACATTCGTGATTTCTGATGGTGTAAACCCGTAGGCAGAGACTAGAAACTGGACACCGAAAGAACTCGATCTTATGTCAGCATCACTAATAGACACATTCCCAAACAAGTCTGTTGCGTCACCTCTTGTTAGAACACCAAAAGATACACCAGAGGATGAGATAGAAGTTTCAGAGTCAGGGCTTACACCATTTGTTGCGTCAAAGAGGAAGAACTCAAAAATTCGAGATTGGTTATTGCGGAAAGACCACTCAATTTCAACACCATCAATAGAACTACCAGAAGGGATGTCGCTGGTTGTAAACCCAAAGTCTGTGAAACGGAGAACGTCAGAGGAAGTACCACTAGACCATGTTTGAGAACCTGTTTCCATCCCTACGTCATCATCAGCGTAGACATTAGTTGGGTTAGTCCAAGAGAAGTTGTTAGTTGTTATAACAGAGTGGGAGGATGGTAATTTATACTCAGTTGGAAATGCAATCTGGTTACCACTTGACAATATACCCGGCATCAAAGGACGAAAAGCCATTACACCGCCCCTGAAGCTATCCAAGTATCTGTCCCTACTTTAAGCAAAGACACACCTTGGTACCTGTCTGCTATAGACACTGAACCCCCTGAGGTACCATTGACCGTAACTCCTGTGTCCCCTGTGACTGTTGTAATCCCTGACCCTTTTTGGATAATAGCAATAATACTACCAGTGTCAAAGCCCACAGAAGAATTGGTGGGTATAGTAACAGTATTGGCACTAGCGTTGTCCATAGTGACCACTTGTCCACGGTCTGTTAGTGCGAGAGTATAAGTTGTACCTGTCTGTGCATTTACAGTGGCAGTCTCTACATCAGCCTCGACTTGGTAACCAGAGTCATTGGTTAGTACACTTATGTTATCACCGGACTGTAAGGCACTGTCTGCAAGGCCAAGAGAGGTCTGTGTAGCACTATCTAGGGCAACTGTAATAGAACCACTAGAAGTAATAGGACCACCTGTAGAGGTAATGCCTGTCCCACCAGTAATATCTATAGAAGTAACTGTACCTGTACCTGTACCATCTGTGCCTTTCAGGGCTAACACTTCCCAATAAGTTGTGGTATTTACACCGACACCCGGCTCATCAGAAGAACTAGATGTGTGTGCAAGGATACAGATGTAACTTGAGCCATTATTGCTTACCACATCATTAAGTTGATAACTCGTGGACGTAACCCAAGCACTCTCCCAAGTAATACCTGTAGGACCAGATGCACCTTGTTGACCCACTTGAGATAGGGTTACATTTTGGGATATAGAACTAAGGGAAACAGATATATCATTTGGATTACTAATTGTAACAGTGTATGACATTAGCTAGTCTCCACAGGGTTATACCTAACCTCTACAAGACCCCTAAGGGGGACAAACACTTGTTGGGCTGAACCTACTCCTGTATCAGCTACAGATAGAGCTAGGTACCCATAAGTAGGATCATCTGGCGCAGCCCTAGTAGCCCAAGTAGAAGACAGGTCACTAGGTATAACAATCTTGAACTGGTTATCGCTTACAGTGTCATCAATGATTGTAAGGGATGTGACAACAGGTGTAGCCTCTTCTTCTGTAGGTGGGGTATCCAAGTCACCAAGGACATTATTAGCCTCTACTACCTTTGCTGTAATAGTATAACCTGTTAGATTGGTTAGCCAACCTAAAGTGACATTGACGTGTACTTGCTCCCCCTCTGCTACAGACACAAGGATAGACCCATCATCTGAAATAAGGTCAATAGTCTTTTCTCTGATAGGTGACCTTGCCATTTAATTATCCCTTCTATTAGGTTATTCTGTTGTAGTGTCTACAGGTTCTTCTGTAGGTACCTCTGTAGGCGTCTCTACAAGAGACTTGCTGTTAGCTTTCTCAAGAAGGTCATCTCGAATATCAGTGTAAATATCCAAAGCCCAATTATTACGGTTAAGCCATGAGCGGATAAGGCCACGCTGCTTATCTAGGATTTTGGATTGCTTGATACGCTTAGTCTGGAACTCTTTGTCAGTGGTGCATCGCTTCTTGAGTTCTGCATTAACTTGACGGATAAGACTTGCGATTTCTTCTTTGTCTAGTTCACCCAGACGGTCACCCACTTTTTGTTGCACTTCACGAGCACTATCATGGTGAATCTTACCAGAAAGATATAGGTTATGGATATCCCTACGAACCTTCTTAAAGTCTTCTTCACGGTAGGCTTGTACATCCCAAGTAAAGTGGTCACCTTGTTTCCATTGTCTACCAAAAGCAAAAAACGGAAGTTTTATAAAGACAGGTCGATCTACCTGCCAACCAAACTCATTATCAAACAAGTACTGCTGATATGCTTCATTCTTCATTGTGTAGTTCCCCTTTAGGGTGTATTACTATTGATTATTATATTTTGGGTAGCAAGCCCCTAGATGCTAGGAACTAAGGACTTGCCGATGTTAGTTGCCGATGTTAGGCAAGAACGCTGTTGATGAAACCACCAAGGTCAGAGCCAACGATCTTCATGTCATAGGACATCTTGACGTGGATTTCTTCTGCGATACCCTCAACACGGAGGAAGTCACCTGTGAAGCTCTCGACAGTTAGACCGAGGTTCGAGACACCCGGCAGAGAGTTCCAAGCAAAGGTGAGACCAGCAGCAGGAGTACGGAGACCAGCACTGGAAGGGGTGTAGCAGAGCATTGCGTGGTCACCACCAATAAAGGCATTGCTTTCAGAAGCACCCTCAGCAGCAGTGTTCTCAATACCCTCCAAGACGAATAGACGCTCAACCTCAAAGATTTCTGCCAGCTTTGCCTCTGTGATGAGTGCAGTGTTAGTGACAGTAGCACCACCATTCAGACGAGCCAGAATATCAGGGTGGTCAACCAGAACGTCACGGACAGCCTTGGAGATAACCATGGTGTTAGGCTTAAAGCCACCAGACTTAAGCTGGATAGCTGTTGAGAGACGACGCATATCTACAATAGGAGTAGAGTTCGTGTAGTCATCCCAGTTAGTGACCTCAATAGCTGTGTCGTTATCACCGTTAGCTACACCATCCCAGTTAGTGCCCCAGACGTTATCCGAGAAGAAGTTAGTAACAAAGTCCTTCTCACGGTCGATAAGCATATTGTGTGTGAGCATCTGAGCACCCATAGCGCGGGTCTCCAGTGCAGCATCTTCGTTTGCAAGTGTTTGCTCATCGAAGTCAGTCGCCAGACCAAAGACATCCGCAAAGTACGAGTCATTGGAGAGGGACATACCAACACGCTCAGGACGGGTACGCGGTGCGAGTTGTTTACGCTGACCAGAGCGGTTGAAGTTCTCACGGTCATAGATGTAGTATTTGTCAGACTGCTTGTCCACATCAACAATCGGGAAGACCTTATCAGCGATAAAGTTATCAGCAGATTGCAGGTAGGCAAGGGTGAGGTTTGTCAGCGGTGCATCAATGTGTACCTGCGACGGAGTCAACATAGGCATAGTTTAATCCTTTCTATGCTTCAATTAGGCAGCAGCGTTTCCGCCACGGAAGAAGTCGATAGTTGTGCGGGTACCAGCAGCAGCAGTTTCCAGTGCCTTACCTACAACAATATCAGCGGTAGCAGCAGTGATAGCTTCACCGTTTGCATCCGAAGCGACAAGATCACCAGCAGTCAGACCGCCAGTACCAACTTCGACCATGACACGACCAGCAGTAACTACAGTAGCAGCAGCGCCAGAAGTGGGTGTGTTAATGAGAACGCCATCAGCGGCTTGACCATCAGTTGCATTAACAACAGTGCGGTCAGTTGTGTTTTGAATTACGAAAGTCCACTGCTTTGCCGAAAGGTCAGCACCAGCAATCATGGTTTCGCGTGTTTGGTTTCCACCTACAGTACTCATATCTATTAGTCCTTCTGATATGCTTTTTTGATAAGAGCTTTGCCTTCATCAGTCTTGACGATAGCAGCATAAGCCTTAGCGAAAGTTGTGTTGTGCTCTGCTTCATATGCTTTAGCAAGAGCGTTAAGTTTCTCGTTGGGGTCTTCCATATCGCCCTGAGCGGCAGACTTACCAACTTCTTCAGTCATCTCATCAAAGAG